AGGCATCAGGTTAGTCGCTGATTGGCGCCGGTGGTATGATTTCAACCCAGCCGTCGGTATGGCGGCTGTGTGTTGAAACTGTTATGACTCGACAATACCATGAATAAAATAGAGAATTATGAATTAATAGCAGCTCAGGAAGAGGCGAAAGTAGATTTCGCCATCATGCTGAATAATATTCTTGATGATAAGAATATCTCGCATAGCGAACTGGCTAAACTGACAGGGAGTAGCAGCTCTCTGATTTCAAGAATTATGAATGGCAGCGAAAACTTGACTATTGAAACCATGGTCTCTATGTTGTTCGCGTTAAATGAGAAGATTGCGATTACTAAAAAGGAATAAGTATGGGTAATGATGTTATTAATGTTCAGGGGACGTCAATTAAAGTTACGACGGTTAATGATGAGGACTATATCAGCCTCACAGACATGGTTGGTAATTTTGAAGGAGGCAGCAGCTTAATCGAATCGTGGCTAAGAAATAAAAATACCATTGAATTTCTTGGGGTTTGGGAAAAGCTGAATAATCCAAGTTTTAACTCCCTCGAATTCGAGGGAATTAGAAATCAGGCAGGGCTGACCGCGTGTTTTGGTGGAGCGTGTTGGATTGAGATTACTAATTGATTTTAAATGATATAAATCATATAAGGATAGAGATTATGTCTAATAGCGTTTTAACACTTGATGAAGCATTACAATCATTCATCAACTACAACCTAACAGGAATTACGGCGCATGAACGATTTGAAAATCATGATGTTGTAACCTATTATGGGCCAATCGACATTGCTTATATTGATTTTTTCCGAAGCACAATTGAACGGTTAATTTCAGCAGAGAAAGAGGCAACCGGAGTCACTAGCACCACGCCATCTGAAATGAAGCTGGTTATCATCCTGCATACGGGCGGCGGTAGTGTGGAAACTGTTGAGAAATTCGTTGAAATAACAAGGCACTTCTATGGGCAGGTAGATTTTGTTGTACCTGAGTATGCTATGTCGGCAGGCACTATTTGGTGTATGTCTGGGGATAATATCTTTATGAACTACTCATCATCATTAGGGCCGATAGACCCGCAAGTGAAAAGCAGCAACGGGAAATGGATTCCAGCCTTAGGGTATCTAGACCAATTTAACGAATTGATTAGAAAATCCGCAGACAATACGCTCACAAGAGCCGAGATGTTGATGTTAAATAGTCTCGACCTAGCAGAGCTCCAAAGGTACAAGCAGGCGGCGGAACTATCTAAGGACTTATTAAGAAAATGGCTGGTTGCCTATAAATTTAAAGACTGGGATGTTCACCAGACAAGCCCTGGTAGAATAGGCCAGCCAGTCTCCATTGAAGAAAAACAGCACCGAGCAGAAGAGATTGCAAAATGTCTCAATGATACAAGCGAGTGGAGGTCTCACAGCCGCTTTATTGGGGTAAAGACTCTTCAAGAAAAACTTCGCCTTCGTATTGACGATTACTCAGAAGATGCTAAACTTGTATCAGTAGTCAATCAAATACATCAATTAATTTTACAGTTTCTGCACAAAACAGAAGCCCCAATGGTTATTTTTTGGAAGTCCCGTCATCTATCAATTGATGGGTAGCTCATAATCAGTATTTAATTTGGCTAACAATGAGTTAGGAGGGCTATATGGGCAAATATAATGAAGCACCAAAACTGACATTCGATGAGCGCCTGCAAGCTTTAAAAAAAATCAAAGAAGCGGTTAATAATGATGATTTTTATAGTGAAATCTTGCAGATGCAGAGGGATGGTTTAATCAAGCCGCCAACTTTTAACCTAAAATATGGGCATGATACGACCGACATCCAATTATCAAATTATAGCCTGCTATAATCCCCCAGCCCGCCCCGCGCGGGCTTTTTCAGCAGCCTTTGGGCTGCTTTTGTTTTGCACTTGACAGCATGAAACACTTTTGATATAAAAGTGCTATATTTCGGAGAAAGTTGCGAAATTGGTAATTTTCTCCTTTCTTTTTGGCTGCCTTTAGGCGGCCTTTAATTTAGGATAGCTCGATATGGCAAAAGCAAAACGCCCAGTCGGGCGACCGACAACATACAGTCAAGAAACAGCAGATAAAATCTGTGAACTGATCGCCCGTGGCATGAGCTTGCGGGCGATTTGTTCATCTGCGGATATGCCTGCGGGCGGCACAGTACACCGCTGGTTGGCGGAACACCAAGATTTTCAGGAGCAATACGCGCGTGCGCGCGAGGAACAGGCGGACGGTTTTGCCGACGAGATTATCGATATTGCCGATTCTGTCGCCCCTGAAACGGGTGAAGTGGCGAAAGCCAAGTTACAAATCGACGCCCGCAAATGGAAGGCCGCCAAGCTCGCGCCGAAGAAGTATGGCGAGAAGCTGGAATTAGATGCCGATATGCGCGTGAAGGTAGAGACCCGCTCGCTAGAAGATATTTTCAAGTAACCCTATGGCCAATCCGTATTTCAAGCCGCTTATCCGCAAGGCGCGTTACAAGGTGCTGTATGGCGGGCGCGGCAGCGGGAAATCGTATTTCCTGGCGGAATTGGCGGTGGAAGTGTCGCGCCGCATTAGCACGGTCATTTTATGTGCCCGAGAGTTTCAAGGCTCGCTGGATGATTCGGTGTACCAGCTATTGATTGAGACCATCGAACGCTTGGGCTACACGGATGAGTTCGACATCCTTAAATCCACCATCACCCATAAAGGCACGGGCGCGAAGTTTGTGTTTTACGGCATCAAGAACAACGTGACCAAAATCAAATCGATTCAGGGTGTCGGCGTGTGCTGGGTGGAAGAAGCCGAAGCGGTAACGAAGAATTCATGGGACGTGCTGATACCATCTATCCGTGGCGACAAAAACGCGGAAATATGGATCAGTTTCAACCCGAAAAACATTCTGGACGACACCTATCAGCGGTTCATCGTCCACCCACCCAAAGACAGCATTGTCTTAAAGGCAAACTACGACATCAACCCGCATTTTGCCGATACGCCGCTGCTGGCCGATATGCTCGAATGCAAAGAGCGGGATGAAGACCTTTACCGCCACATTTGGCTGGGCGAGCCGGTGGCCGATAGCGAACTGGCAATTATCAAACCAAGCTGGATTGAAGCCGCTATTGATGCGCATGAAAAACTGGGCTTCTCCGCCGCAGGCCGGCGCATTCTTGGGTTTGACGTGGCCGATGAAGGCGATGATGCCAACGCCACCGTATTGCGGCACGGCTCGGTCGTAACCGACATGCAGCAATGGCGCGGCCAAGACGTGATTTATTCCGCCGACAAGGTTTACCTGTACGCACAAGAGCAGGATATTGACCGCATCGTGTACGACAACATCGGCGTGGGTGCCGGTGTGAAGGCACAGTTCCGGCGCAAGAACGGCAAGGTGCAGACGCTAGGCTTCAATGCTGGCGGCGCAGTGTACAAGCCTGATGCCAAATACACCGACGACAAGAAAAACCGTGACATGTTCGCCAACATCAAGGCGCAGGCATGGTGGATGGTGCGCGACCGCTTCTATAAAACGTGGCGCGCCGTCCATCACGGGGACAGTTACCCCGAAGACCAACTTATCAGCCTTTCAGGCAGCCTGCACGAATTGGATTACCTGACTGCCGAACTGAGCCGTCCGCAGGTAGATTACGACCAAAACGGGCGTGTGAAGGCAGAGAGTAAGAAAGACATGAAAAAGCGCGGCATCCCCAGCCCGAACCGGGCGGATGCGCTGGTTATGGCTTTTGCCCCCGTGCAGGGCGGATTGAACATCAACCCCAAGATATTGAGCGGACTATGAGTAAGAAAAAGAACAAGCCGAACGCCAAGGCCATGCGCCGTGCGTTGCAAAGGCTACCTGAAAAGCAGCCTGCATCATACAGCTTGGATTTCCCAGCCCTGCCGGACGGCGTGAAGCCAAACGGTATAGCCATGGACAGCAGCCCCTTAGGAAACTTTGGGGCTGATTGCTTTTTCGGCACCGGCTTTATCGGTTATCCGCGCTTGGCCGAGTTGGCGCAGATTTCCGAATACCGCAGCGTGAGCGAAACCACCGCCAACGAAATGACCCGCCAGTGAATAGAAATCAAATCCGTAGGCGAAGAAGACAACAGCGACCTCATCAAGCAGATTGAGGAATGCTACGAGCGGCTGAACGTGCGTGATGTGTTCCGCAAAGCCATCGAAACAGACGGCCTGTTCGGGCGCGGTCAGATACTGGTGCAAATCAAAGACCACGACGGCAAACTTGCCAATCCGCTGCTCTTGGACGGCGGCCAAACGCCTAGCCATGCGCTCGGTAAATTTCGTGGCGGAGCAGGTACAGAGCGCCGCCGAACGGGTATCCGGCGCAGTTGATGTTGCTACTGGCCGCACCCCCGGCGCGGCAGGTTCGGCGCAGGCGGCGGTACGAAGCCTAGGCTCGGGAGAACGTGTCGCTAAACAGATGTTTTCCCCGGGTGGTACGATTTACTTCGGCGATAGTATCGCTCACGGCTACCGCAGCGCGGTAAACGGCACAGGGTCAACTAGAATTGGTGCTAATCCGCAGCAGGTATTGGGCTTCATCAACGGCTATTCCGGCAACTTGCAAGGCCAAACCGTGATTCTGTCGTCCGGTATGAGTAACAACCCGAACGATACCGACGGCATCCGAGCCCAAATCCGTGCATTGCGTGCCAAGGGGGCGAATGTGCGGCTGCTTGGGGTATCCAATACCTACAATCGAAACGGCCAAACCGGCGCGAGAATGAACGCACTGCTGGGGCAACCCGAAAGGCCAAAGTGTGCAGGCCGGTGCGACCAACTACACACTCAAGCCGCACAGCATTTATGTGGCGGCGGTGGGCGGGGATGATACGGCGGTGGCCGAAACCGTGCTGCGTTATGCAGGCAGCGGCTGCGATTTCAACGGCGACACTGAAATCACGGTGTACGACCACAACTACAACGACCCGAAGCCCGCCTATCAGGTAGCCTTTATGCGGCCTGCAGAACTATCGGTATATTTTCGTATCAAGATTGGGCGCGGAGCATTCGTCGGCGCGGAGACGGCCATCAAGCAGACCGTCATTGCCTCCTTCAATGGGCGCATCGGTGCGAACCTGTATGCCATCGGCTACGTCGCCCCCGTGGTGCAGGCCGTGCCAAACGTGCATGTGTTGGACGTGGAAATCGGTTTATCTGCGGGCAGTATGGGCAATTCCGTGGCCGTGGGTATCGACCAAACGCCTGTTGTCCGTGCCGAGAATATCGAAGTGGTGAGCGTATGATAACCGTTGGAGAAACCTTAATCAGCCAATATGCCAACAGCACGGTCATCTGCTGCCTGATACGTCGGTTTGACGACTGCATCGACCCGCGCACCGACAAGCAGCGGTTCTACGACACCGTGTGGAACGTATCCACCGCACAAGGGTTCGGGCTGGATATTTGGGGCGCGATTGTCGGCATTGAGCGAGAAGTTATGATTAGCGCACAAGACGAATATATCGGCTTTGCGCAGGGCTTTAAACGAACTGCTTGAAGAGCATCAGGCATTGCTTGGACAACACGGCGGGAAGGCTGCATTATGCAAAATGATAAGGGATTCAATCGCTGAAAGAGCTATCCCCGCTTACCGAGAACCAGCTGAAAAAACCGTTTTGACGTGGATAAAAAATTTCCAAAATAGGAAATCAACTAGCTGACTTCCGGAAGTCAGCACGCTACTACCGGAAATCAACACGCTACTTCCTAGAAAGCCGCCCATGAGGCGGCTTATTCTTTGCCCCGTTATCCAACAACAGCTAACGAGGTATCAAACCATGCAACAAAGCATCATCCGCCCCAAACAAGCCGCCGCCCTGTTTGGCGTTTCCCTCTCCACCCTTTGGAACTGGAACAACCCTAAGCACCGGCTATACCGCCCCGACTTTCCCAAACCCTTCAAAGTTTCCGCCAATACCACCGGCTGGCTGCAATCCGAGATTGACGGCTACATCTGCAAGCTGGCCGAGAACCGCTAGGGAGGCAGGCCATGCAAAACAAAAACCGCCCGAACGCCAAGCACCCGAACGGCCAAACAAAGGGAATTACCACTACCCGCCATTCTACCATCCCTACGCAAAACCAGCGCATCCTCTCCGCCCTGCAGAGCGGGCAGAGCCTTACCGCCTACGATATGCACCAAATGGGCATTATGGGCTGCAACGCCCGCATCTGCGAACTGAGACAGGCGGGGCACAATATCGTCTGCATCATGGAACAGACAAGAAACCAGTTCGGCCAAACCGTGAAACGCGGGCGCTACTGGTTAATGCCGGAGGGCAGGGCATGAACATCCTTAAACTGGACTACCAAGGCCTGCCCGTCCATGCCAACCGCGAAGCATGGTTTAACGCCACCGGGATAAAGCCGCATTGTAGAGAGAGCAAGCCGCCCGCATGGGCGGTTTTGCATCTGGTTTGAACTAGTACAATTTTTGCACTAGTTCGATTTTCCCAGCTGCCGGAAACCTGTATTAGCCACTATTAGACGCATGATGGCTAATTGGCTATTTGTAGATAAGGCTACCTGAAACCGAGAATTGACCAATATGGCATAACTGTATAAAATTTGATACATGAGCATAAGAGAAAAGCCCATCGAGTGGCGGGATACTTCGCTGGAAGATTTAAAGGCCTTCCCTATTGACGCCATCAAGCATTTTGGCTACGAGCTTGGGCTGATTCAAAACGGGCTTGAGCCAAGCGACTTCAAACCCATGCCCAATCTTGGCAGCGGCGTGATGGAATTGAGGAAGCGCACGGCAGACGGCACATATCGCGTTGTGTATGTTGCCAAATTTGAAAGAGCCGTTTTTGTGCTACACAGCTTTCAGAAAAAGACCCAAAAGACCGCCCCGAAAGACACGGCAACCATTAAGGCGCGTTATGCCGCCTTGGTAAAGGAGCTACAGCAATGAAATCAAAAACCACCCATACTACACCCGCAGGCGGCAATGTTTTTGCCGATTTGGGTTTCAGTCCGGAGGAGGCCGCCAAACTCAAAGCACATAGCGATATGGTTATCCAAACCAAGCTGAAGCTGGCAAAGAGCGTGAGCGATTGGATAACCGAGCAGGATTTGAAGCAGGAGCAGGCCGCCGCCATCTTCAACACCAGCCGTCCCCGTGTTTCCGATTTGGTGAACGGCAAAATCGGCAAGTTCACGATTGATGCCCTGCTATCCATGCTGGCCGCCACAGGTCAGACCGCAGAGCTGAATATCAGGCGGTAATCCCAAGACAATTTAGATAATATGTTACTTCCAGAGGCTCTGAACAACCCCGCCAGATGCCCATCACCCCAACACATCCGGCTGGGTTTCATCCATGTTCTCGTGCTACAAAATTGAAACAAAAAGGCTATCCGGCAATGTTCCGGATAGCCTTTTTACTATTTTCAGGTAGCCTCTTATCCTTTCAAGCGGGCGTGTAAATCCTGTACGCTATATACGCCAAGGAGATTGAAGCTTTTCATCCCTTCGCTCATGGCTTCGCCACCGGCCACGGTAGTGTATTGCGGCACGCGCTGGTTAAGGGCGCTGCGGCGGATGCTGTGGCTGTCGGCGATGGATTGCGCCGAGCTGCTGACGGTATTGACCACCAGCGCGATTTCGCCGTTTTTAATCGCGTCCACAATGTGCGGGCGGCCTTCGGGCACTTTGTTCACCGCCTGCACCACCACGCCGTGCTCTTTCAGGTAGCCTGCCGTGCCGCGTGTGGCGCAAACGCCGTAGCCTAAAGCTTGGAAGTTTTGCGCGGTTTTGACAATGAGCGGTTTGTCTTCTTCACGCACGGAAAGGAACACTTTGCCGGTCGGGTTCAGGCGTTCGCCCGCGCCGAGTTGGGCTTTGAGGTAGGCTTCGCCAAAGGTCTCGCCCACGCCCATCACTTCGCCGGTGGAGCGCATTTCGGGGCCGAGGATGGTGTCCACGCCGGGGAATTTGATGAAGGGGAACACAGCTTCTTTAACGGCATAGAAATCGGGGACGACTTCTTTTTCCACGCCTTGCTCTTGCAGGGAAATGCCTGCCATGCAGCGCGCGCCGACTTTGGCGAGCGGCACGCCGGTGGCTTTGGAGACGAAGGGGACGGTACGGCTGGCGCGCGGGTTCACTTCCAACACGAACACCACGCCGTCCTGCACGGCAAACTGGACGTTCATCAGGCCGACCACGCCCAGCGCGTACGCCATGGCTTTGGTTTGGCGGCGGATTTCGTCTTGGATTTCTTCGCTGAGCGAGTAGGGCGGCAGCGAGCAGCCGGAGTCGCCGGAGTGGATGCCTGCCTGTTCGACGTGCTGCATGATGCCGCCGATAACGACGTCTTTGCCGTCTGAAACGCAGTCCACATCGACTTCAATCGCGTTGTTCAGGAAGAAGTCGAGCAACACGGGGCTGTCTTCGGATACCTGCACGGCTTCGCGCATGTATTTTTGCAGCTCTTCGGCGGAGTGGACGACCTGCATGGCGCGGCCGCCGAGGACGTAAGACGGGCGCACGACCAGCGGATAGCCGATTTCTTCGGCTTTGACGAGCGCTTCTTCTTCGTTGTGGGCGATGCGGTTGGGCGGTTGGCGCAGACCTAAGTCGTTCAACACTTTTTGGAAGCGTTCGCGGTCTTCGGCGGCGTCGATGCTGTCGGCGGACGTGCCGATGATGTTCACGCCGTTTTCAACCAGCGCGTTGGCGAGTTTGAGCGGAGTTTGACCGCCGTAATGCACAATCACGCCCCACGGGTTTTCGGTGCGGACGATTTCCAACACGTCTTCCAGCGTCAGCGGCTCGAAATACAGGCGGTCGCTGGTGTCGAAGTCGGTGGACACGGTTTCGGGGTTGCAGTTGACCATGATGGTTTCAAAGCCCGATTCGCGTAGGGCAAGCGCGGCGTGAACACAGCAATAGTCAAACTCGATGCCCTGACCGATGCGGTTCGGGCCGCCGCCGAGAATCATCACTTTTTTACGGTCGGAAGGACGCGCTTCGCATTCTTCTTCGTAAGTGGAATAGAGGTAGGCGGTTTCGGTGGCGAACTCGGCGGCGCAGGTATCGACGCGTTTATAGACAGGATGCAGCTTCAGCGCGTAGCGGTGTTCGCGCACTTCTTTTTCTTTTATTCCCAAAAGCTGCGCGATGCGTTTGTCGGAGAAGCCTTTGCGTTTCAGACGACGTAAGGCGGCGAAATCCAAATCTTGCAGGCAGCCTGCACTTACCTGCTGCTCTTCTTTCACCAAGTCTTCGATTTGCGCCAAGAACCAAGGGTCGATGGCGCAGATTTCGTGGATTTCTTCCAGCGTGAAGCCCGCGCGGAACGCGTCTGCCACAAACAGCATACGCTCGGGGCCGGGGTTCGCCAGTTCGCGGCGGATTTCCGCTTTGTCGGAGCTTCTCGGATTGAAGCCGCACAAGCCCGTTTCCAAGCCGCGCAGGGCTTTTTGGAAACTTTCCTGAATGGTGCGGCCCATCGCCATCACTTCGCCCACCGATTTCATCTGCGTGGTCAGGCGGTCGTCTGCGGCAGGGAATTTTTCAAACGCAAAACGCGGGATTTTGGTCACGACATAGTCGATGGAAGGCTCGAACGACGCAGGCGTGCGGCCGCCGGTGATGTCGTTGCGCAACTCGTCCAGCGTAAAGCCGACCGCCAGCTTCGCCGCCACCTTCGCAATCGGGAAGCCCGTCGCTTTAGAAGCCAACGCGGACGAACGGCTCACGCGCGGGTTCATCTCAATCACAATCATCTCGCCGTTTTCAGGGTTCACCGCAAACTGCACGTTCGAGCCGCCCGTGTCCACGCCGATTTCGCGCAATACCGCCAACGAAGCGTTGCGCATGATTTGGTATTCCTTGTCCGTCAGCGTTTGCGCCGGCGCAACCGTAATCGAGTCGCCCGTATGCACGCCCATCGGGTCGAAATTCTCAATTGAGCAGATAATGATGCAGTTGTCGGCCTTATCGCGTACCACTTCCATCTCGTACTCTTTCCAGCCGAGGACGGACTGCTCAATCAGCAGCTCATGCGTGGGCGACGCATCGAAACCACGTTCGCAAATCGCCAAAAACTCGTCTTTATTGTAGGCAATGCCGCCGCCCGAACCGCCCATCGTGAAAGACGGACGAATCAGCGTCGGGAAGCTGACCTGTTCCTGCGCTGCCAAGGCTTCGTTCATCGTGTGGCAGACAAAAGATTTCGGGCAGGAGAGGCCGATTTTTTCCATCGCTTCCTTAAAGCGGCCGCGGTCTTCCGCCTTGTCGATCGCGTCTTCCGTCGCGCCAATCAGCTCGACATTGTATTTCGCCAGCACGCCGTTGCGCGCCAAATCCAGCGCACAGTTCAGCGCGGTCTGGCCGCCCATCGTGGGCAGAATCGCATCAGGCCGCTCCTTGGCGATAATCTTCTCCACCGTCTGCCACATAATCGGCTCGATGTAGGTAACATCCGCCATTTCAGGGTCGGTCATAATCGTGGCGGGGTTGGAATTCACCAGAATGACTTTATAGCCTTCTTCACGCAAAGCCTTGCAGGCCTGTGCGCCCGAATAGTCAAATTCGCAGGCTTGA